ATATTTTAGTGTGAGGATTTAAGATAGACACTGTTTTACCAAAAGGCGTGACTGGACCTCCATTTATAGCCATAGTATGATTACAAATAGATCTTGCTGAGCTGACACTAATTTTACACCTACTTGATAAACATCGAGATAATAAGAGAGCTGCTACACCATTAGTTCTAGCTCTATTATCCATAGTCCAACTATAACGCTGGAACAGAGAGGGTACATCTGTTTCAACGAGTCTTAATTTCTTTACCCATGAGCCACATACAAAACTAGCAATACTGCGGTTAATATAACCATAACTATAATTTTTATATATAGCATGTCGTAAAAACTCAGCTCCTTGTCCCCAAGATTGTTTTCTAACGTTGAAGGTATTTTTTGAGTTAATACAGGCAAAAAGACACTTTCTAGCTTCATCTCTACTAGCACATCTTAATACGACATCATCACCTACAAAGAAAGCAGAAACATATTTCGCATTACCAGCATCTAATCCAATATTTACATATATATAGTTAAGAATAGTATTACGTAAAGTTGTGGTTCTTCTACCAGTTAGTAAACTCCAAGTTATCTTTTTCCTTTTTCCATCATGACGTATGTATTGATTATTTTCAGCTGCTCTAAACCATGCAGCCTTTTCATCGGATAATCCCATGAAATCGCACATGGCATCAGTTACTTCTGAAAGGGAAGATAGAGCGTGTTGCATATCCATAGCCTTAAAATCCAACATTACGTACTCATCACCCAACATATTAGCGATACGTTCTGCTTCACCTTCTTTAGTGACTAAAGATGGATCAATTAATACTTGTATATGTGTCCAGTACTTCTCAAAACCTTTAGCCAACCAGTCTTCGCACAAATAAGAAACTGAATCTTGAGATTTGATAGATCTATTTTTTGGGGCTTCACTTTTGTTAGATAGTGTGGCCTCAATAATAGGAGCAGATTTAAACATTGGGTTTGAAATTATACTTTCTAGCCAAGCCATTCTAGTTTTATGAATTCCTTTCATCAAATCAGGTACATCATTCTCAG